AGCAGGAGGCATAAGTAAGGTTGATTTGAGATATATATAAGGGTAGGCTTATAGTTCTTGTATACTTTTTATTCCTACAGCTTTTGTAGCAACACGGAAGGGATATTCGATAGTTTTTCCTTCATACTTTATAGTTTCACTGTAATTTTGTGGAATTTCTATCTTAATCTTGATTTCTATCTCAGACTTCGGGTTAATCTTGTCTGGAACCTTCCCAACTTGAGCATAATTCATTTTTGTACTCAAATCTCCCTGTTCTTTGGAATGTATATAGGTTTGAGCAGTAAAAGTTACGTTTTTTATAACATGATAACTAGTATTTCGTAATTTATACGTTAATGTCTTAGTTTCTCCCCTGTAAATGTTCCAATCTATAGATGGAGGCTCATCTACAATCAATGAATCCATAGTTCCACTAATCTTCTCTGGGTTTGTCATACCTAATATCCTCTCTAATTACTGTAGTAGTACCGTCTGGGTTGTGTGTTATGTTAAATTTAGTTTTTTTAGTTGGTTTTTTAACTCCTTCTGCTTGTGCAGATATGTCTGGGTAATCTGGTTGATATGTCTCTTTAACTACCTTCTTTGGTTTTTTAAGTTCGTCTAACCCTTCTAACTCATCAGGAGGACTCATTGCTGCAAAGTTTTTCATGTAATCTTTTAAATCTTGTGTAGCTTTCTTTGCGGCTTCGATTTCTTTTGTTTCCTCGTTCATTACTTTTTGGCTAGCATTGAATGGTCCTGACTTTGGCCCACCCGGAGACGGATGACCTTGACCTATTCCACCGGGGTCACTTGGTCTTGTACTCATTGGTGATCCACCCATTGGTTTAGTACGTTCCTTGTTACCTGAAAGTGATGGTCCTCTAGATTTACCAGTTGGTTTTGGTTTTGATGTAGAGCTTGGTGATTTACTTTCTTTTTTACCACCAGCGTTTTCAGCTTTACCACCGCTTGGTTTACCACCAGCTTTACCACCACCGGGTTTACCACCGCTAGCTCCACCACCCATTGGGTCAGGGGGTAACGCCATCTGGTTTTGTTCAAAGTCGGGTTCCTTACCAATCTTCCACTCACCTTGATGCGTTCTACCTATCGGGAATCCCATCGTCTGGTACGCTTGCATGTTCATTAATTTCTGTGATTCAATCTCTAAGTCTCTTAATTCATCTGCTTCTTCACCGGGTTTCAATTTAAGGTCCCAGTCATGGATACCTAACACTTGTGCTATACGTTCTACAAATGCTTCAAATAAAATATCCTGTGCCCATTTGACAGCCCTATTAGTAATTGTAACTTGTAACCCTTCCTGACTCCATCCACTAGGGAGTTCTCCAAAATAAAGGGGGAGTACACCATAGATTGCACCAATAATCATTCTCAGTTCTCTACGGATATCGATGAACTGTAATTCTTTTAGACTACCTGTAAAATCAATCCATTGTGCCATGTTACGACCGCCTTTTTCAGACTCTACCATTAGAGGATGTATCATATACGGGTCTTCAGTTGCGTGCTTTTCCAACTGATTCCACGCTTTACGGAAAGTTTCGTAATTCCTTGATGCAATTACCAATAATCCTCTTGGAGGTCGCATTTTGTCAAAGTACTTACGAATGTATTCATCCATGTGGCTAAGTGACATTACCTTAGACCATACTGCATAGATGGGGGAATAACCATAAATTAATCCGGGCTTGTATTTTCCAGCTTTCCATATTACTTCACCCTCTCCATAGATTACCCTCTTAGGTTGTGGGATTCCTATGGAATACACAGATGAAACTTCGCACACTGCCTTAATTGCTTGAGCACCACATACAGGGCAAATAGGCTTGGTAAGTCTCTTGTCTCTATGTTCAAATCTCGGACAGATGAAAACTGGAATCCTCTTATCATCATACCCTATTCTTCCATCAGAGTCTGCAATCATTGCAACCTGTGGGGGGTCTACCCTTAAAATTTCTTTAATTTCAGTTTTGTCTGCATCGATTTCACCATTGGGTTTAAGGTAATAATTCTTTAATAATAAGAGGTACGCATTGTCTGCAATTTCCAAATCACGCTCTATTTGACGCATGACTTGAGTAATATTTTGTTCGTTGTTATTAATGGGTTTTTTAAATAGGTTTTCAAGAATCTTACGGTGTTCGGGTACAGGTCTAATTAAGTTTTTATTACCACATTGGTCACATTCCACATGTTCTTTTTTACGTTTGTCATTTTGTCTGATTACACTTGGTTTATCGTCTGACTTTATTGTATCTGCTGATTCTGGTTCAAGTGGTGTTTTTTTGGGTTCTACCTCTAGACCTTTTCCGGGAGCCTCATCATCAGACTCTCCAGCTATTGGTTTTAAATCAAACTCCTTACCACAGTTCTCACATTTGTATTTGAACTTCTCTACTACTTCCCAACCATTTTTAAAAATTTCTCTGTTTAAAGTTTCAATAGGGATACGTAATCCGTCAATGTTATCAGCAAGCTCATAAATCATTATGAGGGGAAATGGAAAGATTGGTAATTTTGCCCCAGTATCCGTAGCCATGTACGGTTGCATTATCGCAGGTCTACTTGTCGTCTCAGTATATTCTTTAGTTAGATTGGTTAAATTCTTCCAAACATTACTAAAGGAATCAAACCTTCCCATGCATTGTATTATTTAAGCTGTTTTATAAGGATTGTTACTTGCATTGGACTTTCTCACGTTCACTGTAATCCGGGTGAACATAGTCATCACCAAGTAAAGAAGCTCTTGCCTCATGTAACATTTCGAGTTCTGTATGTATTTGATTTAGTCGTACCTCGATATCCCATAAATTTAGTGCTTTAGTGATACTATCCACGAATTTTTAGTATATAAAGGTTAATATAAACGTTGACTAGTCTTCACAGGCACAATCATCACAACAATCTTCACATTCACAGTCTTCAGTACCATCACATGAGTCACAACCACATCTACAGATAATTGCTTTTGGGGGTTCCACTTTTGGTTTAGTCTCCTTTTTCTCTTGTTCTTTGTATGAGGCGGCTATCCTTGCATCTCTCTCTCCACCTTTAATAGTAGTCATAGTAAGTAATAGTAATAGTAATAATATATAAAGTATAAGCAATAAAATGATGTATGTCCATCCCTACATTATACATACATTGTATGTACATAGTACGTACATAGTACGTACATTGTATGGATGGATGTACCTAGTTATTATTCTGGGAAGTTTCCAACATCTATTTCATCGTCTTCCTCTAATTCGTGAAATCTACCGTCTGCTTTTAGTATTACCCTTTTGAACTTGATTTTCTTGGTTTTATCGAGCTGCTTCACAACATTTATATTAGTCACTATAATATAAAGTTCGTGGACCTAGGTAAGTACTCAAAAGATACTTTTAAACGCACGCTGGGCGATTTAGTAAAATATGAGGATTATGTAGTTGAAGTTAGTGAAACTAAGCAACTCCGGGGAGGAAAACTACCTGCTAGAATCTACACTATCATTATTATGGAACCAGATGCAGTAAACTTGAAAGAGCTAGAAAAGATGAAGAAACAAGCAAATCAACAAGGACCACAACAAATGCCACCACCAGATGTTGAGATTAAGGGCGGAAAGGTAACTCATCCTAAACAAGAGCAAGCACTTCGTCAAGATGAGATGAAAGCAACATGACAATGATTAGTATGCAGGATATCCTGTCACTATTACACGAAGACTGGGTACCAGAAGAAAAGAAACAACAAATTAAAAATATGATACTTGATACTATTGATATGGCAGAGGAAGCAACAAAGAAACTACAGGAGTCACTTGGTGATAAGTAATGGAAATCTTTGATAAAGCCTCTTGTAACGATACTAAACTAGTTGCAATTATAATGAGTGGATTAGTTGCAATGACCTCTATACTTTCTTATGCTTGGGTGCTGATGGACTAATGGATAAAGATGACAAGCAACATTTGAAAGAGTATAAAGAAGAAGAAAAATCACTACAATACAGACTTAAAATTATGAGAGCATTAATTGATGATTTGGAATATGAAGAGAAGGCGGAGACTAAAGCATTAGATAAACAAATAGACGATGCAGTAGATAAACAAATCAATGAAGCAGAAATATGTGTACCAGTAGAACACGACTTCCCTAACTATAGAAGGTATGGTAAGAAATGAACTTAGGTATGATTTCTTGTTCAGTATGTGGAAATGATATAGCAGACGCAGCAGATTCAGATGGATTATGTGATACTAACTGCTGTAAATTTACTTGTATGAAATGTCTAGGTGAGTCTAAATGAAAGATTTATACCTAACTCTATTAGTATTATTTGCTATAGGTCTTACTGGTTATGCATCTGCTGATGTACACCCTGATTTAATTCGTAATCAATATATTATAGTTTTGCAAGATGGTGTTTCCCCATCAGAATTTTATACACAAATACAGAGTCAAAATATACGAATATTGAATATATATGAACACGCTGTAAATGGTATGGCAGTTATAGCATCACAAGAAGCGATTCTTAATTTAAAAGATAATACAGATGTTTTATTTGTAGAACAAGACAGATACTTACACACACAAGGCGTTCAGACTGGGGTAGATAGAATAGAGTCTGATTTAAATCCATTAGGTATTGGTGATGGAGTAGATAATGCATTTAATATAGATATAGCTATTATAGACACAGGTGTAGATACTGACCACCCTGATTTAAGAATAGCGTCATGTCAAAGTTTTGTATCAGGTGAACCAGATTGTGAAGATGGTAATGGTCATGGTACACATGTTTCTGGTATTGCTGCCGCTATTGATAATAGTGATGATATAACTGGCACTGCTCCGGGTGCAAGAATACATGCAGTAAAGGTATGTGGAGAAAATGGGCGTTGTCCAATTTCAAGTATAGTTGCTGGGTTAGATTTTGTTGCAAGTATATCTGCTATTATAGATGTTGTTAATATGAGCTTAGGTGGACAGGGTGCATCTGATGGAAATTGTGGGAGAACTGGTGGTAGTGCTATGCATCTTGCTGTTTGTGGTGTAACTGAAAAAGGTGTTGTTATAGTAGTTGCGGCTGGAAACTCTAATACTGATGCAAGAGCTTTTGTTCCAGCTGCTTTTGAAGAGGTAATAACTGTATCAGCCTTAACAGATTTTGATGGTATATCGGGTGGACTTGGTACTTCAACTTGTTTAAATGACCAAGATGATGCCTTGGCATTTTATAGTAATTTTGGTTCTGTTATAGACTTAGTTTCACCGGGAACTTGTATTACATCAACTGTGCCGGGTGGAGGAGTTGGTTTGAAAAGTGGTACTTCAATGGCAAGTCCACATGTTGCAGGAGTTGCAGGATTATTTATTTTAGAGAATGGTAAACCTACTGACCAAGCTGGTGTAGATGCAGTACGTGATGGTTTAATTAGATTAGGTTTTGATAAAAATGGACCTTTGGGTTGGACAGGAGACAAAGACAGTTTTCCAGAACCATTAGTAAATGGTCAGGATACTACAGATACACCTGTACCACCACCAGTAGGAAATCCACCAGTTGCACAAGATGATAATTATTCTGTAGACACTGGTACTACATTAGTAGTTCCTGTTGAAGAAGGAGTGTTGGTTAACGATAGTGACGCTGATGGTGACCAACTAACAGCAAGAATTGTAACAGATCCTAATCATGGAGTAATAAACTTAAACCCTGATGGAAGCTTTGCTTGATAGCATTCTTCACAACTACCATATCCTTCGCTAAATCCATGAGCTTCACCCACAACACACAGTCGTAGACGAGATATGTCTATCGTTGTTCCTCTTACCTTGAATCTTATT